CTTTCATATCAAAAGTATTTTCATCGGCAACAACATAACAAATTACGGTCATGTCATCCCGACCTGAAACATTCGATACCGGGAATTCGTCATACCCTTCAATGTAAGGAAGAACGTCATCAATTTTTTTAATCGTCGGGAATTTGTATCGATTAATCATTCCGAAATCTCCATACTGATCAATTGGCCATTGATATCAAACTTACTGATAGATTCAAAGCCCTCATCAATTGAAGGCATCTTATATGAATTAATCATAGAAGTCAAGACATTTTTAGGAATAGTTTTGCCTGGGCGATTAGAAAGACGAGATTCCCAGACAGACCAACTGACCGTGACTTTAGTAGGAGGCAGAATACAGATGCCTTTAACATCATATCCATACCGTTTCATGCATTCAATAATACCCTTACGTTTCTTAGGCGAAAGGTTAGTTTGATCCCAAACCACGTCTTTCTTTTTTTTAATCGCGGAAGCCAAGTTTTGATCTGCCTGTTTTTTAGCAAATTTAATATTGTCTTTAAAAACCTGATCGTAGGTTTTACCAACAGAAGAAGCAATCTCTTCAAGAATATTGTCCGTACTATAAACAAACACCTTGAAGTCATTCTCACGCTTGATCATCTCTGTGAGCGTACTTTTGCCCGTACCAGGAAGACCGATCATCATATAACACTTCATTTTTTAGAAATCCTTGCCGGATTGATTGCAGTCAAAAACCCAAATACCATTTTCGCGCCACATATTCACAACTTTTGGTCTATCATCAAATACCATATCAGGCTTACCCCAGTCAATAATGATCTGGTCCAAAATTTCTTTTTTGATCACATCATCAGACCGAAAGTCTCCATTTTTTCTCATATAAAGCTGGTCAAAATTACCCAAATCATTACGCTCTAACCAGTTAACAGTATCCTTACGGGTCCTATCCGACCGACCAGAAGCAAGGATAATAGTGTTTCCTGTTGACAATGTTTGAAAGACTCGTTGCACTGGTGTATTGACTAAGTCATTTGGTATACCGGCATCAAAAGCCTTCCAATTTTTAGGCTTTGTGCGAACATAACCCAAACGATGATTAATGTTTGCCAAGGTTCCATCAATATCAAAAACAATAATCATAATCAATCCTCACAACAAAAATTGGCGGTCACTGTAGGACTCGAACCTACAACCTACAGATTAGAAGTCTGTGGCTCTATCCATTGAGCTAAGTGACCTAAAATCATTATTTCATTTCCTTCATCTTACGAATCATTTCAAACATTTTACCAAACATGGCATTTGCTTGTGTTTCACCAGCAGGAATACATATAGAGTTTATATCATGCTTAACAACTTCTGTCAACGCTTTTCGACAAATATCTTCTGATGGATAAACAATTTGTAAATTAAGAACGGTTGATAGTAGAAGCCATTTCATTTTTCATCTTCCAATATTCTTTACTTCTATAGCTGATTACACTAAACGGTTCGCCATGTTCATCAGCCAATTGATTGGCACGATTATAGGCGTCTTCGCTACTCCTACAGGTTAAAAGGATATCATCGTGTTTATTCCTGACTTCCCAGTAACTATCACATTTTTCGCAACGGCAGGACTGACAAATAATGGGCGGATTATGTCGAATGTCAATCCTATCATAGGGATTATCCAATTTATTCAGTAACGGACCTTCACAATGCGATTCATTTCCACAATTTTCACACGTCATATAATTAATCCTATCTTACACTAATCGATCACTAGAGGGGGGGACGCTTCATTGTACACCTCGTATACTCCACGTTACCCCCCCCCCATTGATGCATTCTAGCAATGCAGCCTTACTTGGCATCGTGTCTTTTTTGCAACTCTCCATTGCTTCTCTTCATAGGAGACAACCCTACTAGCCCTTGTTGAAGGGGCACGTAATTTCTGACTAAAGAAAAACTGGCGAGAGGGGCAGGATTCGAACCTGCTATCTCTTACTACAATCTCAGTTTCAGCGTTTCGACCCACTGTCCCATCGATGTTCGAAATATAGTAAGCGCATTACCTATGCTATCGCCTCCCTTAATTTCTAATCTTTTACAAACACAATAAAAACTGGCGGGAGGGGCAGGAATCGAACCTGCTATCTCTTACTACAATCTCAGTTTCAGCGTTTCGAACCGCCGGCCCATCGATCTTCGAAGTAAGGAGTAAGCGCATTTCCATATATGCTATCCCCCCCTTTAATTTCAAATCTTTTAAAGCCTTTCACTCATCAACTTACAAACTCAATATACATCACAAAAAATTAAAAGTTAAGAACTTTTTTCATCTTTTTTTTTTTTTTTATAAATTATGGTGCTTGGTGAGGGTTTCGGAGCGTTGACCTGATGCTTACAAGGCAACTGCTCTACCAACTGAGCTAACCCAGCGTTAAATATATTCTTCGACTTGTTTTTGGCTCCCGGTGCTGGACTCGAACCAGCGACATACGGATTAACAGTCCGTTGTTCTACCAACTGAACTAACCGGGAATAGCGGCTGGGGTTCTTCGGAGAATACATTACCTCGTGTTTATTCCGACCATGAGAACCAGCCTCTAATATTATTTATCACTGAACTAATCAGTAATAAACTCATTTCATACGGGTGGCACCAACTCCCGCTACAACTGCCATGGTAACTACCACCATAAAAACATAAATTTCAAACATTATCTCAATACCTCTATATCTGCTTCTGTTTCAATCACAACACGGGCACCACAAGATAGAATAGGTTTGTCGTTACCGCCATATCTTACAACTGAGTCACCGTTTATCTTAACCTCGTGACAGTATGTATTCTTTCTGCCCTCTTTGATGGTTATGACTGGTTCATCGGTGCCGTTCTTTTTGTTTGCCCTTATTTTGTGTTGGTTAACGTGTATGTATTTTTTAGCCATTGAACATCTTCTTGGCAAATACCCAACTACCATCTTCTAGGAGCAGTTTGATATCAGGTAGTTGACCAAAACCCAAAGTGCGATCAACAACTTTCAGACCGTTGACAGTCTCGGCAACCCACATCTCATTCATGTGCTGTTCCATACTCTTACGAAATTTAGCAATCTTCATAACAAACTCCCAATTTTACCAACCATGAAACCTAAAGCATACTGCATTTTTTTAGGAAGATAGGGAATAATCTTTTTCATCTGCTCTCTCTCTCTCATCAACTTACAAACTTAATATAACTCACATGAAAGCAAATGTCAAGAACTTTTTACAAAATTCTATATCCTAGACGAATTTAATTGGCTTTGGCGGGTGGAAATTTAACCCAGCTTACTAACATCTGTGCACCGACGCTTTCAACACCCATCTCCTGTGTTTAAACAGGGCATTATCTCATTAGCTAAATGAGATTATTATGCTACGCCAAACTCGTTTCAATTGATCACCCACAAAGGCTGGCCAGCCAGGACATTAGCTTTAATATTAGGTACTTTGGCGTGCGGAAGATTATTGGCGCCATACACTTTAGCATTGACACCCACCTGGGCATCGCCATACACTTTGGTCTCCGCAATTTCTTCCGGGGTCAATTGGTCAAGTTTATAAAGAAGCATTTCAAATTCGATAAGATCATTTTTGAGAAAAAAATTCGTCATTTCAATCACTCCGTTTCATCAACTTACAAACTTAATATAATTCATATGAAAGCAAATGTCAAGAACTTTTTTTCAATTTTTTAAGATTTAGGACCTTTTGGAGCGTCATAAACAATCCAGTTTGTGCCGTGTGGACCAATGCAAGCATACTTAACACCTCGTTTAGGCATAATCAAAGCCAATACAAATGAACCTGAATCTTCGTTAAAGTAAATTTCAATGATTCCCGATCCATTTTTCAGAATTCCAGCGCCGCGTTTGACCGCACCATATTTTTTAGAAGCAACCTCTTTGAATTGACTATATGGAATACAGTTCATCAATTCAACCGGCGGCTGTTGTGCTGATGCAATACTAGAACCGAAGATCAAAGAGACCAGGGTTAGGGTGGATAAGATTGTTTTCTTCATAATAACCTCCAATAGCGTTGATTAAACCGGCAATGTTATCATCCCTCTTGCCGTAAAAGGTCTGTGCAGGCTCGCCATCAACACCTATAATTATAGCAACACGCCTCACAGGGATTCCAGTAATTTCTTCAAACATGATACAATAAGCTGTGGATTGGTAAAGGTATCCATCGATCCATTCTCGTTCTTTAAGCTTGTTTGAAGTTTTAAAATCAATAACAGCTAACTTGCCATTCCATTCTGCAATTAAATCAGCCCGCCCCGCAACACCAAGAGTTTTAGAGTACAAAGGCAATTCTTGACCATACACGGTTCCGAGATACTTGTCAATTAATTTTTTAATAGAATTAAACATATTTCTATCGAAAGGTGATTTAATATTTGGTTCAAGATTCTGGATATATTCTTCACAAAATTTATGAATTCGATTGCCGCGATAAGAGGCAACATTAGAAATACGATTAGCCTCTTTCTCACCAACTCGTTCTCGCCATTCTGCGATATCCTCTCGGGACAATCGACTTAATACCGTAGTGATAGACGGCAATGGCCCATCCGGCGTCTTGTATATCCTGCCAACAGGAGTTCTAACAGCCTCTAATTTTTGAATTTCTACGGGATTATGGATAAACATATTTAATCCTTCAAACTATGAGCTTGAGGTAGAATTGGATCAATTCCATCAATCATGAAATCAAAATCAACATCAATATTTTCCGAAACATATGCTATAGACCCTGTGTCTTTGCCTTGCACGAAGTCCAGTGCCTCTTCCATTCCTCGCATCATGCTTTTAACGTTTTCATTATATGGTGTGTAACCACGAATGTCATTAATGGTAGGTTCAGGCTGTGAATCATTTAATTTAGGTAAAACCTTTACCAATTCATCTCCCTGTAATCCGGAAAATGTTACCACAGCCTGAACCGCTTGTGTATACTCATTATGATCATTACAAACCATACCATATAGTTCATTCAAATCACGCCGCATTATACCTCCTATATTATACCATTTCTCGCTTTGGAAATAATATATTCTTTTACAAGTTTGCTTCTAACAATATCGTCTTCTTCAAACTCAACTGATTTAAACCTTGTCATTTTACTAAGAATCTTCATGAATGTCAAGACTCCTTTTCGTTCATCATCACGAATTAAATCACTTTGTCTGAAGTCGCCGCAGAAAATGATACGGCTATTCTCACCAAGGCGAGTGATGATAGAGTCTAGTTCATGAAACCAAAGGTTCTGACATTCATCAACAATAACTGTGGTGTTGCTAAGTGTTGTACCACGAATGAAAGATGTTGTAATGAAGTCGATCATGCCTCGACCTTTTAGAACTTCATATGCATCACCGCGACCGAATAACTCGGAACAGATGTTATAATATGGTGCTTCGTATACTTTTGATTTCTCCTTTTGATTTCCGGGCTGAAACCCCATGTCTCTGGTGGGAACTACGGAACGAACAAGTGTGACGCTTCTTTGGTCACCATATCCTTCAAGAATGTCTGACAGCGCAAGGTAAAGCGATAAAAATGTCTTCCCTGTACCTGGTAGTCCATGAAGAAGTAAATTATATCCTTCATCAAAGTTTTGAAAAACAAGGTCTTGATTTTCTGTCTTTGACATAATACTTTTAATCTTCAGAGAACTATTCTTTGTTTGCTGCTGTTCTTTTCGAAGTTGTCTCCTTTGTCGTTTTGTCAACTTAGTGTTGAAATTTGTAATGTTATCGTAATCTTCGTAGTTATGATGCAGGGACATTTTTTCGTTGTTCCTTTTTTGCTAAGGTTTGTTGTTAATCACCCTTAGCAGCCTTCTTCCTCCATTTTTCAACCGCTTGTCTTGTCTTTACCTCCTTTGCTGACATTTTAGAACCCATAGAGGCCGCCAATTCGCTAGTCGGATGAGCGTCTGCCGCTTTTTGCAAAACCTCATTCCAACCACCGTCATTACGAATCCCACCAACACCTGAAACGATATTCAGTGATGCCAGAACTTGTTCAATTTTAGGGTTGTTTTTAAGGAAGTCTTCTCTCTCAGAGGATGACATAAACTCATCCCACTCTATGCCAGTTTCAGTGTTAAAAAATGTATATTCAGGCATTTCGACTCCTTTGTATTATTTATGATTTTATTGATTTCTTCTTGAACCAAATAGGAACAGTAAAATATATGCCGGCCATGCGGTAAAGATTAGAAACGCACCACACAGAATCCATTTAAAATTCCAATAATATGGTCTTTCCATATCCGTAAAAGCCAATACTGTTTCTACGAATGCGACGGTAAACAAATAAAATATCATTAACCCACCACCGACATAGAAGTAAGTTTCCCAAATATTCAAAATCTCATACATCATTTAGCATATCCTCTAGCTCTTGATATGTCATACCGATAACATCACGCTCACACATAAACTGCCATATAGTTACCGATCCATCAATGACTGGATAACAGAAAACAAACTCAACATCAGGATTTTTATCGATAAACCAGTTAAGATAATTCATTCGCCGGGCTTGATCTTGAAAGGAAGCACGGGTTGCTTTACCATAACACCGGGTACCATCATAAACATTTGATGTACCAATTTCTTCATTAGCCACAATAAAATCAAACCCAATCATAATTAACTGATTGTGACCGTGACGAATTGCCTCAATCATGGCATTCATACCAGCATTAGAGCGCGGTGTGTTTGAACCTTCGGGAAGCCCATAAAGTTCTACGGGTTCCCATTTCTCTTCTTCGACAGGTTCAATAAATCTTGACAGCGGAAATTCTTTCTGAGATGAAATCTCTTCGATCATACCATTGTCAATAGATACCAACCAATCGGGATGGAAGTCTCGATATAGTGCATTACAGCCATATGTCGTGCCATGTGGTCGCAACATATCAAGGTTAAAGTTTGCACGGCTTGCTCCATTGCCAATTATAAATGCGTTCTTTTTATTCAAATCCATCATCTGAAGATTGCCTTTCAATCATATCCATAAGTTCATCTTTATGTCGGCGTTCTTCGCGAAGTTTTTTGAACTTCTTTTTAGCCTTACGATTAATCGTTTCTTGCGCTTCAAAATCATCATCATCCCATTTACTTGAGAAACGTTTAAAAGTCTTACCCATTTTACCAATCCGTTGTTTGTTCAGGAAATGCTTCACATACAGTCTTTTTAGTCAATCCTTTGAATGGAAGTTTTTTATCTTTCATAGAAATAATAAGTTTAGCGTCATCACAATCGACTGTTTCGAGCAGTTCAATAAATAGCGATTCCCGCTTATATGGTTTCATTCCAACATATTCACCCTTCATGAAAATTTTAAGGCGCCGGAAATCTTTATACAACACATTTTGTAGATCTGACGCTTTTGGTTGTGGTTTGTATGGGGGGGTCCCTTGAGGCAAGTCCCAAACAATACTCTCTTTAAACACATATTTCAACATTGAAATGACAAGTGGGGTTTCTTTTGCCACTTCTTGTAACATTTTTACCTTAGCAGCCTTCGGTTGTTTTTTAGCAACCTTCTCCAAAATCTCATAAAGACCGTCTTTCATTTAGAACTCCTGTATATCCGATAGTAAGTTTGCAAGTTTGTTTTTAACAAAATAATTTAAGAGTAAAGATCGACTTTTACGTTCATAGTTTGTATATGTATCTATAACGTTATCGCGAATAGTTTGTGGAACCCTCGATAAGTCAATCAGTTGAATGTTACGTAGATAATTGCGTTTGATCTCGCCATCAAATGGTATGACCCCGCGTTTCATATCAGCAATCATCGATTCAACATTCTTTTTCATCATGGATTTTTGACGACGACCATCAATAAATACAGTATCATCTGATAAAATATTTGGAATGCCATCACCGGAATCGCCTCGAATCACATGCTCATAAAGATAAATCTCAGGGTCATCAACTGAAATCATCTTCTTTGTAATCGGCGAATACTGATCCACATTTTTATGACGTTGTAACTGCGAAAAATCTTTATCGCCCGAAACGATAATAATTTTTTCTTGACTGCTGGAGTAACGCTCTACCATTGTCGCAATGATATCGTCCGCTTCCGCAGTATGAACTTGAAGGACAACATAGGGAAAGTTTTCCTTAATTTCTTCCTTAATTTTGTTCAATGTAACGAAAATCATATTCCAATCTAGGGCAGATTTTTCACGAGTTTTTTTGCGATTTGCCTTGTAGTAAGGAAAATTATCCTTACGCCAATAATTTTTATCGTCGCAACAAACGATCAATTCCCCATAATCTGGCGCGAAACGTGTTTTCAACCCACGAATAGAATTCAAAACCATATGTCGTACCAAATCTTCACTGAAATCTTTATTACCACTCGCAAGCAGCCCAGAGAGGCAAACTTGCGAAAAATCTAACAAAATCATAAATCACCTTTAATATTCTTCATCTGTTGAGTCATCATCATTCATTATATCAAGATCATCGAAATTAGTCAACTCTTTTAATAGAGATTTGTTTTCGGTAAACACCTTATATAGGGGATGTTTAACGCCAGATGATTTATAAAGAAAGGCGCGAAACATTTCACCCAAGAAAATGAAATCCTCTAAAACTTCATCATCATCCAGCGAATAACCGTGAGAAAAAAGAGTCGAACCTAAATTATGAATATAAGGATCGATAATCTGATCAGCTAGAGTCATTCTGACCCCCGCCACGGAATTCATCATTTCTTCTTCGTCGATAGGAAGTTTTGAATGTTTGTCACCCGATAGTTCAGATTTCGGAAAATCAATTACATTGTCTGTCATTTTAATCCTTCCGGTCTATAAAGAGGTTTTAAATTCGTCTATGGACTTATTTATAGATCAAGTTACCTTCAATAGAAGTGTATGATTATTGATCCTTCCCGTAAACGGAGAGGGTTTCGTTGTCAATGTATCCATAAACTTTCTCAGACCAACCTTACCAAGTTTTAGAAGACTATTCAACTGTTCTTCCGGTTTTCTGAGTTTTTTACAGATACTAGTCTCAGGATCAAAGTTCATTAACGTACTACCCTTAATTTTGAAGCCACCTTCCATAGATCGATACAAAGTCAATTTTTCGTATTTGACGTTATACACCCAAAGTTGCGTTTTGTCAAGAATTGATTCTGGGTTAATGGAAACAATCTTCAACTCATTTGACTCGGTAAGATAGTTTAGACCCTTGACAATCTGACCCGCCGATTTAACTTTAGGCTTACGTGGCTTTCTCACAACCTTCTTATTTTGAATTTGCCGCTCCAATTCATCAATCATCTTCTTGAAAAAGGCAATACGATTATTCAACCCTCTGCGCTTTAGATAGCCATACGCTTCTTTAAGTTGAGGGTCA